ATTAACTTAAATTATTTATTATGTCAACAACATTTGATGCAGTACTCAAGCAGTACGAAAAAAGCAAACAAGCCACAAGTGGCAACACAAACAAAGTCTCACAAGAAGACAGAATGAAAAAGTACTTCACAACAGTCCTTCCAAAAGGTTCTCGTGGTGAAGAAAGAAGAATTAGAATTCTTCCAACTAAAGACGGAGGTTCACCCTTTGTTGAGGTTTATTTCCATGAAGTTCAAGTTGATGGAAAATGGTTAAAACTTTATGACCCAAAACAAGAAAGTAAACGTTCTCCACTAAATGAGGTTTACCAAAGTTTAATGGAAACAGGTGTAGAATCAGACAGAGAATTGGCAAGACAATACCGTTCTCGTAAATTTTACATTGTTAAGGTGATTGATAGAGATCATGAAGAAGATGGTGTTAAATTTTGGAGATTTAAACACAATGCAAAGGGGGATGGTGTATTAGACAAAATTTTCCCAATCTTCAAAAACAAAGGAGATATTACTGAGACCACTAAAGGTCGTGATTTGATTCTTTCTTTGGGTTTAACTAAAGCAGGAACAGGAAAAGAATACACAACAATTAACTCTGTTATTCCTGAAGATCCGACTCCACTACATGAAGATGAAGCAAAGGCGAATGAATGGGTTAATGATGAGTTGGTTTGGTCTGATGTTTATTCTAAAAAAGGTGAAGATTATCTTGAAATTGTTGCAAATGGAGAAGTTCCAAAATGGAGCACTGATAGTAACAAATGGATTTCCTCTTCACAATTAGTTTCACAAGTAGAAGAAACTATTACTTCACCTAAAAAATCCACACCTGTGGCAGACCCACAAGAAGAAGATGATGTAGATGAAGATTTACCATTCTAATTGGTAAAAAACAAAGGGGGCCGTAGATAACGTCAATGGTCCCCATTTTTAAATTTTATATTATGGCAATCAAAAAAAACGATTTTAGTTCAATAAAGAAAAAGTTCTCAAAAGAAGCGGAATATAAGGCTGACCGTTTCTTTGATTTGGGTGATGCATTTTTAGATGCTACAGGAATACCCGGACCAGCAATGGGTCATTTAAATATGTTTCTGGGTCATAGTGATACAGGAAAAACAACTGCACTTGTAAAGGCGGCTGTAGACGCACAAAAGAAAGGTATTCTACCGGTTTTTATTATTACAGAACAAAAATGGAGTTGGGACCACGCTGAACTAATGGGTTTCAATAAAGAAGATGATTTCTATTTGTTCAATAGTGATTTTGAATATATCGAACAAATTACGGATTTTCTTAATGAAGTATTAGACGCACAAGAAAAAGGTGAAATTCCACATGATATTCTTTTCTTATGGGATTCCGTAGGTTCAGTTCCTTGTAAAATGACATACGATGGTAAGGGTGGTAAACAACACAACGCATCAGTATTGGCAGATAAAATCGGTATGGGTTTAAATCAGAGAATTTCAGGTTCTAGAAGGGTTGATAAACAATATACCAACTCGTTAATTATAGTTAACCAACCTTGGGTAGAGTTACCTGATAATCCATTTGGACAACCAAAAATCAAAGCAAAAGGTGGTGAAGCCATTTGGTTAAACTCAACTTTGGTTTTCTTATTTGGTAACCAAAAGGGTGCAGGAACTACTAAAATCTCAATCACTAAAGATAAGAGAAAAGTTAAAATTGCAACAAGAACAAAAATATCTATTATGAAAAACCACGTAAATGGTTTAGGTTATGAAGATGGTAGAATTTTAGTTACTGCACATGATTTTATGAAGGGTAGAGACGATGTTGAAGAAAAGAAAAGCATTGAACTTTACAAATCAGAACATGGAGACTATATTAGTAAAATGTTAGGCGTTAACGTTACAGACGCAATGGATATTGAAGTTGTAACTGAGGATGAATAGTATAATGATAATAAATTTTAATGTCTGTTTTATTAGTAGATGGAGATAATTTACTCACGATTGGTTTCTTTGGTCTCAAAAATCATTTCTATAAGGGGAAACATATTGGAGGAATATATCATTTTATCAATACTCTTAGAAGAACGTTTGAGATATACCATCTAGACAAAATAGTAGTTTTTTGGGACGGAGAAAACGGTTCTTCACAAAGGAAACAAATATATCACCTATATAAAGAAAATAGGAGAAATAGAGTTAGAACCGAAGAGGAACTTGACAACTACAATTACCAAAGAGGTAGAATTAAACAATATCTTGAAGAACTTTATGTGAGACAAGGTGAGTTTGAATTCTGTGAAACTGATGATTGTATTGCATATTATGTTCAAAATTCCCAAACAGAAAACAAAATCATATATTCATCTGACGGAGATTTAACACAACTTGTATCTGAGAAAACTCAGATTTACAATCCTTCTCACGGTAAACTTTATAAGGTAAATGATAGTATCTTTTATAATCACGAAACTATCCATATTGATAATGTCAAATTAGTTAAAATGTTATGTGGTGACCCATCCGATAATATATCGGGAATTAAAAGTATGGGTTTAAAAAGACTACTTACCTTATTCCCTGAAATTAAAGATAGACCAGTTAGACTTGAAGAAGTGATAGAGAGAACAAATCTATTACTTGAAGGGGATAAAAATAACTGGTTATACAAGAACATCCTTACAGGTGTTACAAAACATGGTGTATTTGGTGAGGAATTCTTCCACATAAACAAGAAGATTGTAAGTTTAGATGAACCATTTCTTACAGATGAGGCAAAAGAGACAATTAATTCGTTAATAAACGATACTCTTGACCCCGAAGGTAGATCATACAAAAACACTATGAAAATGATGATGGAGGACGGAATCTTCAATCTACTACCTAAATCAGACGACGCATGGACTAAATTTTTAAATCCATTTTTAAGATTAACAATAAAAGAAAAAAATAAAAAAACAATTAAAATTAAAAGTTATGAGTAATCAACAAGAAATCACAAAATTTGAATTTTTGTTAACGCTGGATGGCAATATTGTTTGTCAGAGATTTTTTAATGTAAAAGGTCACAATCCACAAGCAAGAAGATCAATGGATTTACACTATTATGTAAAAAATATTTCTGAAGAAATTAGTGAGGATTTGAAAAATAAAACTTCTGATTATCTATGTGAAAATCAAAATTATTTTCTGAATTTGGAGAATGTGGAAGATGGTGAAGAGGATATAAAAGAGGAGTTTTTGATTGAAATTA